TCCAACTTGCCACCAGCAGACACAGCAACCACCATGTCAGGTGTTATCTGTGAAGGTTTCTTACCTTTGAGATGCTCGCACCAATGGATGTCCCGAACAGGCCAGTTCGGTTTCATGCTTTAGGTTTTGCGCCGAATGCTTCGTTGATTTCAGCAACAGTCAACTGACCGTCAAGGCTGGCTTGAGCGAGGCGTTGGATAACGGTTGCCACAGCTGCGAATCCGGCAAGGATTGCACTCTTGTATATAGGCAAGTCTGGGGCGATGACGGCACTACCGCCGATGATGGCTAGCGCTGACGATAGGAATACTGCGACGATTCGTCCTGCGATGTCTTGAACCTTTTTCATTCTGTGTCTTCTTTCTTTAACGCGCCGATGAAGTGAAGAACGAGAGCTGCAATGGTGAGCCAGATCACGATCTTTTGAAGCCCACCAGATAGCGTCAAGATTGTTGTGACAGATGCAGCGATAGTCCAAATCAACGCATGGAACTCACCCCAAAACTTCATCACTTATTCCTTCGACTAGGTGCAGGGGCTACGGTCAAGAATACAGCAGATAGCGCAATCAACGCACGACGAGTTTTCACCGGCACCGTTGAGTTGAGTGGGACATAGGAGTCAGCGAAACCTTGAAAGATATTGAGTACAGATTCGAACGCTTTACGCACAGACGAAGGTGCCGATTGCACAGCTTCAACCACAGCCTCAGCCTCAGCCGGACTCAACTCCGTTGGCGCAATCTCCTCAAACAAAGCAGTCGCCTGTTCACTCGTAACCGAGGCAAGAACCGTAGGGCTGGAGACGAGTGACGCTGCTTGGCTGGTATCCAAATCCTTCGCCAAAACCTGTGTAACTAATGCCTGCACCTCAGCCTTGTCAGCCGTTTCCAGCGCATCCAAAACGGCTACTAGCTCTTGGTTGCTGAGTGCAGGTTTAGCCTCGTCTGGAGGGCTTAGGACGCTTGTGGTGGGGTTCTCTGGGATGGTTGTGGGGGTAGGCTGTTCCGATGTTGTGGTCACATATTCTGTCGTTGTGGTCACTTCTGGAATTGTCGTGGTTGTGGTTGACTGAGGCTCCGGTATGGGTTCTGTTGTGGTTGTTGGTGGTTCGGTGGATGTTGTTGGGATGTACAAGGTCACAGGCACAGTCGAGGTCGTGGTCGTAGATGAGGTTGTTTCTGGGACTGTTGATGTTGTTTGTGGTTCTACCGTTGTACTTGGTAGGACGCTAGATGTGGTGGACTCTGGGATCGTGGTCGTTAGGACTGACGTTGATACTGCTGGTGTTGTTGTCGTAGGAGGCTCACTCGTAAACGCTTCAGGTGGCACAATCGTCCAACCTGTGTCGTCAACATTCCAAGCCAACATGAAACACGTTCCCCCGCCGTTCTCATAGAACCAGGCATCGAATGGATATGAGTCAGCTGGTGTTGCACTCAAATCAAACTCAGTCGCGCTGCACCCTTGGTCTTGCCAAACCCCAAACTCTTGAGAACCAATCTGGACTGTTCCACCATCATCGGATGCAACCCACATCTGCAAAGTCTGATGCTCAGGAATCTGTAGGTATCCGGTGTAATGAACCATGAACAAATCCCAACCACAATCACCAAACAAGTTCTGCTCATAATCAAACGTCACGTTGATAAACGGCACGACATCCTGACCGCACTGAACATAAGCGGTATCTGATTTGATAGGTGGGATTTCGGTGACGGTATAACCAACCGCGTTCAACCCAACTTGAAAGGCCTCAGCCTGCGGAACGAAACTAAACAGTGAAACTAAAAGTGCGGGGGCTGCAATCAGCCAGCGAGAACCCAAACCTGATTTGCTTCGTCCCACGAATACTGTTTCCCATCCGCAGGGTACGCAATCGGTGCTTGCCAATCATAGTTTGCATCCAACGACCAAGATTGGAATGGCTGTGGTGTGATGAAAACGTCAGCGGCTTCGTTGTATGTGTAGCCGATGCCTGCGTACTGTTTTCTTATGCGATTGTTGTATGAGGTGCGTTTGCAAACCTGTCCACGAATGTTCCCGTAATAAGTTTCCCAATCAGAAACACCATCAACAGTTTCATCTTCGTTGCGACCAGTAATCACTTGGGTGACAATGTTGTGTTCGTCTAAGTATGCGTAATGTGCCATATTAAACCGTTATTGAATCGTTGCCAGATGTGAATGTGTAAACACGGAAACCACTACGCGTCGTTGTATCAACTGTGTAGGTCAAACCTGCACCGATAGAAGTCAACGCATCAAACGCTGTTGAGTAAGCAATGATGACAACACCTGAACCACCGTTCGAGTTGTTGTTGAAGGTGAGGTTACATCCGCCTCCTCCACCTCCTGTGTTTGCGGTTCCTGGAGTCGAGCCAACTCCACCGCCACCTGATGCTGTGCCGTTAACCCCATATCCTCCGCCTGCACCACCACCACCGCGAGTGACTGAGACACCTGTAATGGATGAGGCCGTGCCTGTGCCACCGTTGCCTCCCGTGCCTCCCGCTGCTGCGCTTGCATTCCCGCCTACTGCGGTTGCACCACCACCACCGCCACCAGCACGATATGAGGTGCTATCTGTTGAACCTGTGCCACCGTTAGTTCCTTGTGCTGGGGAAGTTGAAGGAGTGTTACCTGTCCCACCTGTGGTGAAGCCTGCGTAACCACCACCACCACCGCCAGAGCCACCGTTGCCTGCCGTAGCGTTATCACCACCACCACCGCCACCGTTCGCTGTGATGGATGAAAGTACCGAGTTGTTTCCTACTGAACCTGCGCCTGTATCTGTTCCTGTTGCTGAGACCGCTTTGTTTCCGCCTCCTCCGACTGTCACTGTGACGGTTCCGCTTAATGCAAACGATGCGCTAGACCGATAACCGCCTGCACCGCCACCGCCACCACCGTTTTGACCGCCACCGCCACCGCCACCAGCGATAACTAGATACTCGACAGTTGAAACAGGGTTAGCACCTGCACCTACTCCAGCGAAGATTTGCATGGTGTTACGCGCTTACGTTACCGACCATAATCCAAGCGTCGGTATCCCACTTGAGTACGGTACAAACAGCGTATTGAGTTGAGAGTTTAAGTTTGCTTCCAGCAGATCGAATGACAGCTGTACCACCCGCAGCAAAAGTTGCGGTACCAGTACCCAACAACATGAAGTTAAGTTGGTCACCGATAGCGAATGCCGTCGTTGCGTTCGCGGGAATCGTTATGGAAATCGCAGCAGCATTATTGATCGTTGTTAACTGTCCTACCTGAGCGGTACCAGGTGTGTAAGCGGTACCTGTTTGGGCGTTAACAGATATAACTGCTGAAGCGAGGGTGTTGAGGTTTGCTGCGGTGAGCGTGTCACCTGTTGCGAAGACTGGTCTGACTGCCATAGTGCCTCTACTCTAGCCTAAGCCCTTCGCCTGATTGTCAAGCACATCGGTACCAATAATGAAGTATGTGTAGATTCGAGCAGGGTTCGTGTACAGGGTCACGATATGACGGTCAGGGCTGATGTCATGGCTGATCCCTTCCAATTCCATCAGCTGTGTCACCGTTGATGGGGTGGAGTTAGGGAAGGTTTTGGTTACCGATATTTGTGACCCGATATCCAGGTTCGTGATCGTGGTTCGTTGCGCGTCAGTCAAACCGTTCATGATTATTTTGATGTTGCCGAACCAGAACCTTGGGACGGTTTGAATAAGATATGAAGATAAATCCCCTGCATCGTCAAGGGTTTCCAAAAGGGTAACGATAATGCCGGTACTGTTTTCACCGAATTGGTTAACTGAATCTTGTGATCGTGATTGAGCTGCAAGGATTGTGGTGTTGAGATCGCCTGCTGTTGGTGCTGCTGGAGCAATAGCAACGATGGCTCTGTTAATGACAGATGAGTTAGTTGTGGTGATGTCGTTTGGTCGCTGATATGAGGGTGCAGCAACAGAGTCAGCAAGTTGACCTATTCCAGCAAAGGTCAAAAATTGGTCAAAGTAAATGCCAGGCATATCAGCTGTTTATGATTTCAAAGTCGGTGAATGGGATAGCAGT